GAAATTTCCAAATTACAAAATATGGAATCTGAAAAATATAGGAGTCAGTTGGTATGAAAATTATAGCACCAATGGCAGGTACGGGTCAGAGATTCGTTGATAGCGGATACAAAGAACCCAAACCATTAATTGAAGTGAATGGTAAGAAAATCATTCAGTATATTATTGAGATGTTCTCTCCAGATGATGATTTTGTTTTCATCTGCAACGAGAAACATCTAGCAGAAACAAAAATGAAGGATGTTCTACAAGAACTCTGTCCACATTCTGTTGGTATTTCTATGCCACTTCATAAGTTGGGACCAGTGTTCACTGTTCAGGAAGCATATGATTTCATCGACGATGATGAGGAAGTTATCATTACATACTGTGACAACCCATATATTTGGGATAGAGAGGATTTCCTTCGTCATATCAGAGAGAAAGACTTGGACGGTTGTGTTATTTCTCATTCTGGTTTCCATCCACATACACTAAACAATACTAAAATGGCATTCATGAAAACAGATGGCGATTTGGTTACAGAAATTAAAGAAAAAGAATGCTACACGGATGACCCAATGAGTGAACATGCTTCTACAGGAACATACTACTTCAAGAAAGGCTCGTATGTTAAGAAATATTTTGACGAAGCAATGGAAAAGAATGTTCAATATAATGGTGAATTTTATGTAACATTGGTGTATAATCTACTAATACAAGATGGGTTGAGAGTAGGATATTACGACACACCATTTGCAACTGTGATGGGAACACCCGAAGAGGTTGAGAATATTGAAGCATGGAATTCAATTATCAATAAAGGTCAAGTGAAGAGTGAAGAAGATTTATTAAAATGTTATCGTTATTGGAAGGACTACCATTATGCGAGTAATTTATGTTGATATAGATGAAACTATTGCAAATACACCAGACAATCCTAGAGTGTATGAAGAATCAAAACCAATCAAAGAGAACATCGAGAAGATTAATAAACTTTACGATGAAGGAAACACTATTGTCTATTGGACAGCAAGAGGCAGCAGAAGTAAGATTGATTGGTATGACTTAACAAAATCACAACTCGAAGAGTGGGGTGCAAAGCACCATGAATTGAGATGTGACAAACCATATTATGATTTATTTGTAGAAGACAAGAGTATCTTTATCGAGAATTTATAATGAGCATCGATGAAATAGGTCTTTGGTATAATGATATCTGGCCAGAAAAAAAAGATGGACCTAGTAAGGTTGCAAGAAATCTTATTTCTGGATTGGAGTCTCTTGGTGTTCGGGTTCATAAAAACACCATGATGAAATATACAGGCATTTTACAAACCTACCCTCTTGAAGAACTTGATGAGACTGTTCTGATAGGTCCGAATACCCTTACTCTTCCTAGTTCGTGTGATGCTTCTGTCTGGGAACAAAAAAAGAATTTAGTTGTTCCTTCTGATTGGATTAAAAAGAGGTATGAAAAAGATTTAGATTCAAAACACAGTGTTCATGTTTGGCCTGTAGGAATTGATACAGAACATTTCACACCATCCGATGATTCTCCAAGTATAGATTGTTTACTTTATTACAAATTACATCCTCTTAGTACTAAATTAAGAAATGTCATGAAAAAAATGTTGGATGATAAAATTTCATATAAGGGTCTCATCTATGGAAATTATGAAGAAGAAGAATTAATTTCTGTTGCCAGGTCTGCAAAGTATTGTATTATGATAGCAGGTTCTGAAACTCAAGGTATAGCATATCAAGAAATTCTTTCTATGAATGTTCCGATATATGTTGTCGATAGTCAAGTTACTCATCACTTTAAACCTGCAACACCAGAAGGTGTGACTTCTGCTCCCTACTTCGATGATAGGTGCGGAATTAAACATACAGACCTCTCTCGGTTTGATGAATTTTTAGAGAGATTAGATGAGTTCTCGCCAAGAGAATACATATTAGAGAACCTTACACTTGAAAAGTGTGCGAGTGAATATCTTTCGTTATTGGAGAAATGTCATGAGTGATGTTACCCTTATATCTCATAGAGGAAATCTTGACGGACTAAATCCTGAAAGAGAGAACAGCCCTGATTATATCGATGAAGCAATATCAAAAGGATATGATGTAGAAATTGATGCTTGGTATTATCCAGTCAATAAGGATTGGATGTGGTTGGGTCACGACGAAGCAGAATACATAATTCCAATTGAATGGTTGTTGGAAAGAAAAGATAAGTTGTGGGTTCATTGTAAAAACTTCAAGGCACTTACGCATCTGGTTGATACTGAACTTAGAATTTTCTACCATGAAAAAGAACAATATACTATTTTAAATAATGGATTAATATGGGCCCATAACATTGAAGAAATAGATGATAAGTGCATCATACCTTTATTGTCGAGAGAGTCTGTTTTAGAATACAATCAAACAGGTTTCTATGGAGTATGTTCTGATTTCATATATGAATGCGAGAAAAAATTCAATGATTGATTTGATGCCAAAACCATCCTATCCTACATATCCTCCATATCATACTGGTTTGTATTTGGAAGATTACTTCTTTGATTTTTATCAAAGAAACATAGATAGATTTCGTAAACTAAAAAGAGAATATATTCCTATTTTTTGGACAAACATTTATTTAAATGCTGGTGGTAACTTACAAAGTGCTGTTTACGAATTACAAGATGATATCAATAAAGGAATTTCGCCAGAGGGTAAGTATTTTACATTATGCCAACATGATGACGGTCCAATGAATCTTTTACCACAAGATACCATGATATTCGGCGCAGGCGGAAATAAACATGGACCGGGAGTAAATCCAATACCTCTAATATGCGGACCCATTGCAAAACAAGAAAAAAAGGACAAAGAGTTTCTTGCCTCTTTTGTTGGTTCTATGACACATCGTGTGAGAGACAAGATGGTGGATTCATTGAAGGACAAACCCGACATCTATCTTTCAACCAAGGGATGGGACAACACAATGGCAGTTGACAATGTAGAAGACTTTATAAATGCTTCTCTTAAAAGTAAATTTGTATTGTGTCCTAGAGGTTGGGGATTGACAAGTTTTAGATTATATGAAACAATGCAACTCGATGCAGTCCCTGTTTATATTAGTGATAAATTTTGGACTCCTTTTACATACGAATTAAATTGGGATGATTTCTGTGTTATGATTAGTGAAGAAGAAATACCAAATTTACATTCAATATTGGAATCTATCAGCGATGAAAAATATGAAATGATGAAAAGAAAGATTGAAGAAGTGTATGAAAATTACTTTACTTTAGAGGGAACTTGTAATAAAATATTACAAATATTGGAGTTAGAAAAATGAAGGCAATGGTAACAGGCGGAGCAGGGTTCATTGGAAGTAATCTTGTAGATGAACTTATAAAGAAAAACTATAAAGTTGTTTGTTTAGATATCAACAAGGATGGATATTGGAACGATGAAGCAGACAACTATGTCGGTGATGTTTGTGACCTATCGACGACTGCGGGCGTGATGGAAGATGTTGATTATGTGTTTCATATGGCAGCCGATGTAAAGATAGGAGAGTGTGTGGAGAATCCTATTCATTGTTACCAAAACAATGTAGTGGGAACTGCTACAGCATTACAAGCAGCCAGATTAAGTGGAGTCAAGAAGTTTATATTTTCATCTACTTCTGCAATCTACAAGTCTGGTTGGAGAATTTTTTCAGAAGGTGGACCAGAGGAACCTCTAAATCCATACTCTTCTTCTAAAAAATGTGGAGAAGAAATGTGTAGAATATATTCTGATTTATATGATTTAAACACAGTGTGTTTGAGATATTTTAATGTTTATGGTCCAAGACAACACACAGAAGGTCAATATTCCCCTGTTATTGGTGTATTTACTAGACAAAGGGAAGAAAACAAACCATTGACTATTGTGGGTGATGGAGAGCAGACAAGAGATTTTGTTCATGTTCGAGATGTCGCCAAAGCAAATATATCTGCCGCAGAAAATTGTAACACTACAGCAGAGGTATATAATGTTGGAACAGGTGAAGAATATTCCGTTCAGCAAATAGCAGATATGATATGTCCAATCCAGACATACATAGATCAAAGACCTGGTGAAATTAAATATTCAAGAGCAAACATACTAAAAATTAAAAAAGATATGGATTGGAAACCATCCATAAACTTGAAAGATTGGTTAGATAATGAAAAAGAAAACTCCTAAAGATAAAACAATAACTCTTTGCATGATTGTGAAGAACGAAACTCACATTATCAAAGAATGTCTTGAGTCTATGTTGCCATACATTGACAGATATGATATTACCGACACTGGTTCTGATGATGGTACACCAGAACTAATTAAGTCATTCATGGATGAACATGGAGTGCCTGGTGAGGTATACCTTTCAGACTGGAAAGGATTCGGAGACCACGCTGGAAAGATTGGCAGCAGAACCGAGTCCCTTCGCAACTGCGATGGTAAAGCAGACTATGCATGGGTCATTGATGCAGATGACTATGTTGACGGTAAGTTTTCTTTTCCTGAAGTAATGGATGCAGATGCATATAGTCTTCGTATCGGAAGAGAGGATTTTGTTTGGTGGAGAAGTCAAATATTTAAGACTGGATTGGATTGGTCTTATGTTGGAGTTCTTCATGAATATGCAGAGTGCAAAAGTAAGGCAGGACAGCAACCAAATACTCAAAGAATTATGGATAGTAATTATAGAGTATCTGCAAGAACTCTAGGTGCAAGAAATGTTGGTATCACAACAGAAGAGAAGTATAAGAAGGATGCCGCAGAACTTGAAGAAGCGATGAAGGGAGAACCAGACAATTCTCGCTATCAATTTTATCTTGCTCAGTCGTACTTTGATTCACAGCAGTTTGAAAAATCACTCGAAGCATATCTCAAGAGAGCAGAGATGGGTGGATGGGAAGAAGAGGTGTTTTACTCTCTATACAGAGCAGCGATGATTAAAGCACTTCTTAATTATTCATGGCCTGAAATTCAACAGCAGTTTTTAGATGCATATGAATATAGACCACATCGTGCAGAACCTTTATATCAGATTGCAAGAATTTACAGACAAGTGCATGAAAGACCAAGACTCGCGTATGTGTATGCAAAAATGGCATTGGAGATTCCTTATCCGAAAGATGACATTCTATTCATCAGTGATGAGGTATATCAGTATCAAATTCTTGATGAAATTGGTGCCACCGCATATTATGCAGGAAAGCCACATGTTGGATACCATGCTTCCAAGAGATTAGTGGAAGAGAACCTTGTTCCAGAAGAACACAAGGAAAGAGTGGTAGAAAATCTTAGGTCATATGAAAAGGTTCTTCAGCAAATTCACATGCAAGAGGCTCAACAACAAATTCATATGCAAATGATGGAAGAAGAAAGAAAGAGAATTGAAAAGATAGAAAAAAGAAATACACCAAAGAAAAGCACTAAAACCAACAAAAAGAAGAAGGGAAAGTCCCGTCCCAAAGCCAAGAGGTAGGAATAACTTTACATACATATAGTAAGAAACACGGAGTTATTTGATGGCAGCAAACCACGATATAAATATCAATCAAGGAGATACTTTAAATCTCCATATCTTGTACACAGATTCTGATGATTCTGGTATAAATCTAGATGATTATACAGCGGAGATGAAGGTTAAAAGGTCTTTTCAAGGAAACGACTTAGTTTTGCACATCACTGGTTCTACTGGTGGTTCTACTGCATGGGGACCATATGGAGTCACTGCCGGAATAACAGGTTCTGCGGACAGCACTGGTATATCATATGCAGGACTTACGGGTGGTATTGTCCTGAATAGAAATGTCGGAAATAGTGGAAGTCAGACTGGTGGTATATTGATTATTGCAGGTTCTACTGCTACTTCTCATGTACCAAATGGTATTCATTTTTATTCACTCGATGTTAAATACAAACCAACTGGTGCTAATACCAGATTACTAGATGGTAGATTTGAATGCAATAAGGACTCGAAATGAAGGTAAAAATTACTACTACAACCATTGACAAAAAAACACAAAAAGTTCTTCCTGTCAAGCATTCTGCCGATAATAATTATAAGGTTCTTTCTATCACATTAAAAGAAAAGAATGTAACGAAAACAGTGTTTATCTAATGAGATTTGTTTATGTCAGAACTGAAGGGTTTCAATCAATATCATAATGAAGAAGTATTAGATGATGCTTCTTCTATTTTGCCAGACTTACCGAAAGCAAAAGATTTAATTCGTGAACTAAAACCATTAACAATAAAAGAAGAAATACCATCAAAACAAGGACCTGTCGGTTTACCTGGCCCTAAAGGTGATAAGGGAGACAGTGGTGTTCCAGGCATCCCTGGCGAACAGGGAGAAAGAGGAGTTCAAGGTCCGCAGGGTGAACAGGGACCTCAGGGTGAACAAGGTGAACAAGGGCCGCAGGGACCTCAGGGTGAACAAGGACAACAAGGCGAGCAGGGAATTCAAGGAGAGAAAGGCGAGCAGGGACCTCAAGGTGAACAAGGACCTCAGGGCCCTCAGGGAATTCAAGGAGAGCAAGGTCCAAAAGGAGATGTTGGTTCTCAAGGAATTCAAGGAGAAAGGGGCGAGCAAGGTGAACGAGGAGTTCAAGGTACAAAGGGTGAACGGGGTGATAGAGGAGCAGATGGTAAGCAAGGAAAAGTAGGAGCAAAAGGTGCGAAGGGTGAACGGGGACTAGTAGGTGCAATCGGTCCAGTAGGACCAAAAGGTGAAAAGGGTGAAAAAGGTGATCCAGGAGAACGGGGCGAGGACGGAGATTCTGGAATCGCAGTTGCACAATTTCCTCTCAAATACAACAAAGAAACAAAAAGAATCAGCGTGGACACAAAGGTTCTACAGAAACTCGTCACACCCGCACAAGCACAAAATATAGACTGGGTGGCACTTGCAGGTGGTGGTGCTGTTGGTATTCGTGATAACGGTGTTCAAATAATAAAGTCTGTTAGTGATTTGTTATTCACAGGAAGTGGCGTAACTGTTACTGCGAAGGGTAAAGATGTGGAACTAAATATCACTGATACTGGAAAATATACAGAATCTACCTCTGCCCCATCAGATCCATCAAATGGAGATAGGTGGCACGAAACTGACACAGGAAAACTATTTACATTTTCATCTTCTCAAGAAGCATGGATAGAATTTTGATAAATAGTGTAAAGGAACGAATACATGTCAATTAATTTTCCCAAAAGTCCAAATACAAACGATACTTATACTTACCTAACAACAACATGGAAGTATAATGGTACTGCATGGGAAAAGAGTGCCGCAACCGAGACTGGCAACACTGAGGGTAACACAGGAGAAGTTGCATTTTACTCTGGTAAGGGAAGCACCATTGCGGGTGCAACTGCATTTTTCTATGATGGAGATAAAGTAGGAATCGGAACATCTGGTCCAACAGAAACTTTAGATGTTCGTGGTGGTATCACTGCGAGTGGTAACATATTTACTGCTCAAGGGCTGACAGCAGATAGTCTTCAAGTTGTAAGTGGTGCAACATTTGGTGGAACAGTTCATTTTGATACCGACACTCGGTTTCATGGAAACCTTGTACTTAACGAGGATGGACAAATTAAAGTTGATGGTGACAGCGAAGCAATAAAACTTAACTTCGGTGGTGGTGTATTAGATATTAGTGCCAACAATGTTGATATTCCCAAAAAACTAAGACACAGAGGAAATTCTGAAACTTACATTGAATTTAATCCCACTGATAATATTAAACTTGTTGCGGGTGATAATGAGTTTATTCATGGAACTTCTACTACTGCTAATATCGGTGGTGTTACTTTTGCGGGTGGTGGTGCAACATTTTCAACCTTCATAGGGTTGACAAGTGAGGGACAACTGATGTTCGCAGATGGAAGCACACAAGCGTCTTCTGCAATAGATCACTTTTCTCTCAATTCAGGAGGAAATCCTTTTTACTCTGGACAAGTAGTCTCTGCGGAAAAATATATTTTTAAAGGTATTGACCTCAGTACTTCGGAAGCAACTGATATTTCAATTGCACTACAATCGGCCACTGTTCCAGATGTACCAAATCGAACTGCAAAGTATGTCTTTTCTCTCGGAAATAATGTTCCTAGAAAAGATGCAAGCAATACATTCACCCACACAAGTGGAAACATTTTCAACACTCCAATTGGTACGAATAAACTTACTCCCGGAAATGCCGCTCAAGTATTAATTGCAGCGTTAGATCTTTCCAGTTCAACTTATATTGGTTTGACTGGTGGTGTGATTAATCATAAAATCTTAGGCAGTGAAGTTGTAAAAGCGACTAGCGACCGTGTTGAATTTGCTCATGGAATTTCTGCCGCCGGTGCAACTTTATGCAATTCCTCCAGTGAAATTATTCATTGTTATGATGGTGAACTAAATCGACCAAAACTGAAAGACTTCTCTGAAACGGTAAATGCAATCGGTACAGTCAACAGTAACACAGAGGTCAACTTTGAGAATGGTAATGTTCAAACTGTTACTGTTGGTGGTAACTGTGAGTTTAGTTTCGGCAACCCACCTAGCAGTGGACAAGCAGGAACGGTTACACTTATTATCACGAACGGTGGAGGACATACAACCACATGGCATTCTTCCGTTAAATGGCCATCTGATGTTGCACCATCTCTCACAACTTCTGGTTCTAATCCAGATATTATCACATTCCTAACAACTGACGGGGGCAGTAATATTTACGGATTCGTCGGTGGATTAAACTTCTCATAGGAGCAATAAAATGTCAAAACCAATTAATTTTCCGACTGTTGTAAACATAGGAATGCAACACACTGTAAGTGGCAGAACATGGGAATGGGATGGAAGTGGATGGAAGAATGTGGATGTCAATAACATCGATACATCATACACAGAATCAAAGTCTCCCCCAACTTCTCCCAATGATGGACATAGGTGGAAGAATACAAGCACCGAAATAACTTATACTTATTTAGCAATAGAGGGTACATGGGTAGAACTATAATATGTTAGGCGCAAGTAGAGCATCAAGCACAAGAGAATACCAATTATTAAGTACCACTAATATCACAAGCACTGGTACTCAGACTTATTCTATACCCGCAGGTGTACTGTATGTTGAAGTAGAGATGTATGGTGGTGGTGGAGGCGGTGGTGATAGAGGTACAGTTGGGGGTGGTAAAGGTGCTTCCTCATACGCGGGTGGCGGGGGTGGAGGTGGAGCATACCTTAAAATCAAAGTACAGAGTGTTAATCTTAAACAAAATAATCAACTAAAATTTACTGTAGGAGCAGGTGGTGCGGCAGGAGATGGTAATGGTGAAGCCGCGGGTGCAGGTGGAGATGGAGGAGACACTCAGTTAATTCAAATTCAAAACTCTTCTGGAGTTTCTCAAGAGGGGTTTACTAATGTTATAGCAGGCGGCGGAGATGGTGGAGATGGAGGACACAATAGCAATCCAATACATGGGGGTGCAGGCGGAACTTCAACCAATGGAGACACAAATACCAGTGGTTCTGCGGGAAGCAACATCTCAAACTTCTCAACTGCTGGTGGTGATGGTGGAGATGCGGGAGGTTCAGATGGTGGTGCAGGTGGCGATGGTGGAGTAAATACTTTTGGTAATCAGAGCGGTGATGCTGGAACAGCACCAGGCGGTGGTGGTGGTGGTACTGCGAAAGGTGGTGGCAACCCAGGCGCAGGTGGAAATGGAAAAGTTATTGTAAAAGTATATGGATGATTGACTTTGAAATTTAATTTGATAAAATAAAATACGAGCGATAGATGGGGGTTGAAAGAGTTCTGCATCGGGTAGGCTCGCCCCCATCTATCGTTTTTATAATGGAGATATATTATGCCAGTGAACATGAAACTTAAATACTATAAAATGAACGGTGGTGTTCAAGAACCACATCTAGCAACAGAAGGGGCAGCATGTTTTGATATTCATGCACATTTGAAGAAGGGTGATTCTGTTACTGTCTATGAAATGGACAACACCAAGAGTACAATCAAAACAGAAGGCTACAAAGAAAAAGAAAGAAAAGAAGATGTAAGAATTAGAATTCGTCCAGGCGATAGAGTTCTTGTTCCTACTGGCTTAATTCTTGATATTCCTGAAGGACACTCAGTAAGACTTCATACAAGGTCGAGTATTTCTTTGAAAAAAGGATTGATTATGCCCAACGGAGAAGGTATAATAGATTCTGATTACTATCACCAAACCTTCGTGATGCTTTACAATGCAAGTGCAGATGAAGTATTGATTGAGAACGGTGAGAGAATTGCACAGGGTGAGTTGGTAAAAACCTACTCATATAGTATTGAAGAAACAAAGGATGTTCCAGAACAAAAGACCGATAGGGTTGGTGGTTTTGGTTCTACAGGAGTTAAATAATGAATCGAGAAGAACTATTGAAGCACCATGACTATCTTTGCAACACCGCAAAAGAAATCATGAAGAAGAAGAATCATGACTATGCAGGCAAGGGTGGTGAAACTCCCTTTGCGAATTTTGAGAGATGTGAAGCAATGGGTGTCTGTTCTACCGAGCAGGGATTCCTTGTAAGAGTAATTGATAAGGTTTCTCGTCTCTCTACATTTGTAGAAGCAGGAGAACTCAAAGTAGATAATGAATCATACGAGGATGCTATTCTTGATATTATCAATTACATGATTCTTTTGAGTGGATTCTTGCATGGAAAAGAGTAAACCAAAACTAACAGTTGCAATGTGTTCATATGATGATTTTCATGGAACATATTTTTCAATTCAATCGATTCAACTTTATCATCCTGAAGTGTTGGACGATATTGAATTTCTTGTAATTGACAATAACCCAAGTGGTAAACATGGAAAAGAACTAAAAAAGTTTTTCAAAGATTCATTGCCGAACGGAACATATATTCCATTTGATGAATATACTGGTTGCGGTGTCCGTACAAAATTATTTGAATATGCAAATGCTCCTGCTGTTCTCTGTATGGACTGTCATGTTATGTTAGCACCCGGAGCATTAAAAAGACTAATTGATTACTATGATGAAAATCCAGAAACAGAAGACCTTTTTCATGGTCCTTTGTTGTGGGAACAGTTGCAAAGTAAAACTATTGTAAATGGTAAAGAAAGAAAAAATATAAGCACACACTTCGATATGAAATGGAGAGGTGGTATGTGGGGAAGATGGTCGAATCATGAAACACTTGGTTATGATGTTGACGACCCTCCATTTGAAATTCCTGCACAGGGTATGGGATTATTCTCTTCAAGAAAAGATTCTTGGTTAGGCTTTAATAAACATTTTAGAGAGTTTGGAGGAGAAGAGGTTTACATTCATGAGAAGTATAGACAACACGGTCGAAAGGTTTTGTGCCTTCCTTTCTTACAATGGTTGCATCGTTTTTATCGACCAGAAGGACCTCCTTATCCTATAACCAATAATGGAAAAATTAGAAATTATCTAATAGGACACATGGAACTTAAAAGACCTCTTGACGACATGATAAATCATTTTGTGGATGAAACAAAATCAATTACTATGGAAAACGCCAGAATCTTATTGAAAGAGACAATGAAAGATACTGGGTATATGCCACAATTCAAAGACAGAGAACTGGCAAAGAAAATGAATCCATATCGTAATTGACAAACTGTGTTTTTGTGTTATAATGTGTTAGGTGAATAAAATGAATTATGAAATAAAAGTAGGCGATTCCCTAGAGGTGTTACGAACAATGGACGATGAATCAGTCCATTGTTGTGTTACATCGCCACCTTATTGGGCCTTGAGAAACTACGACCACGATGGACAACTTGGACAAGAGGCAACCCCAGAGGAGTATGTTGATAAACTTGTTGAGATTATGTCAGAGGTAAAACGAGTCCTGAGAAGTGATGGAACACTCTGGTTGAATCTGGGTGACTCTTATGTTGGTAGTGGTTCAAAGGGAAAGTATAAAGACCCAAAGAACACAAAAGGCAGGAACGGACAAACTACTGCAAAGAATAGCAAAGTCCAAGGACTGAAACCAAAAGACATGGTAGGTATTCCTTGGCGTGTTGCGTTTGCTTTGCAAGCAGATGGTTGGTGGTTGCGTTCAGATATTATCTGGCATAAACCAAATGCGATGCCTATTCCTGTTAACGACAGACCTACATCTTGTCATGAACATATCTTTCTCCTATCAAAGAGCAAGAACTACTATTACGACAAAGATGCAATTCTAGAACCACTCAAGAATCCAAACAGAAAAGACCCTCCAGGCACTGCGGGGTTTGGTGGTAACAAACACACAGGAAACAAAGACAAGACTTTGAACAATGCATACAGTGGAACACTCTACGATGCAACGAAACTCAAAGGTAAGAACAAACGAGATGTTTGGTCGGTTTCGACTAACGGTTACAAAGGCGCACACTTCGCAGTCTATCCACCGAAACTAATTGAACCTTGTGTTCTTGCAGGATGTCCCGATGGTGGAACAGTTCTCGACCCTTTCAGTGGTTCTGGCACTACAGGTGTCGTAGCACTTAACAATCAAAAGAAGTATATTGGTATTGAATTAAATCCAGAATATGCTACAATATCACATGAGAGAATTAAAGAACAAGTACCTAACACACTGGTGGAGCATCTTGGGTGAATGAATACTATACTAACATAACGCAACGAGGTAAGTTTATTCTTTATCGTGGCATTTCTGAGGATGGAACTCCCTTTCAAAGACGAGAGGAATTCTATCCTACAATGTATGTGCCTTCTAACAAGAAGACAGAATACAGAACACTTGACGGTTTGTTTGTTGAACCTGTTCAACCAGGCAACATTCCAGACACTCGTGAATTCATAAACAAGTATCAAGACATCAAGGGTTTTGATATTTACGGAAACAACGATTTTGTTTATCAATTCATCGGTGAAAACTACAAAGGTGAGATTGATTATGATTTTTCTAAGATTAAAGTTGCTACTATCGATATTGAATGTGAATCGGAACATGGCTTCCCGAAACCAGAGAATGCAAACGAAAGAATAAATGCAATCACCGTTGACTATAATGGTTGGATATATGTCTATGGTTTGGGTGAGTTTAATCTTGCAGAGTCTCCGTATGACGGTAAGTTGAGACAGTTTAAGTTTGACAACGAAGAAGAACTTCTTGAGTCTTTTCTTTCTACTTGGGAACTTGAATCTCCAGATGCAGTGACGGGGTGGAATGTTCGGTTCTTCGACATTCCTTATCTTGTAAATCGAATTGCAAATGTTCTTGGTGAGTCGGATGCAAAGAGGTTGTCGCCTTGGAAGTTTCTCAAGGAACGAACTGTTCGCAAAATGAATCGTGAGAATCAGACTTACGAGATTGCGGGTATATCTACTCTTGACTATTACGAACTCTATCAGACATTCACCTATGTGAATCAAGAGTCTTATCGTCTTGACCATATCGCATTCGTTGAACTTGGTGAGAAGAAGTTGTCGTATGATGAGTACGACAGTATGGCAACATTCTATAAGAGTGACTTCGAGAAGTTTATCGAATACAATGTCAAGGATGTTGAACTCGTCAAGAAACTCGAAGACAAGATGAAGTTGCTCGAACTTGCAGTTTCTCTTGCGTATTCTGCCAAAGTAAACTTCATGGATGTGTTCGGACAGGTGCGAACATGGGACTGTATCATCTACCATTATCTGATGGAGCATGGTATTGTCATTCCTCCGAAACGAACAAGTAAGAAGGATGCACAGTACGCAGGTGCGTATGTGAAAGACCCCATTGTTGGTATGCATGATTGGATTGTGTCGTTTGACTTGAACAGTCTATATCCACACTTGATTATGCAATACAACATCAGTCCAGAGACAATGGTTCCAAACAACAAAGACAATACAATCACGCCAGATTCTATTCTCAACGGCAAGGAAGTAGCACACGATGCATACTCTGTTGCCGCAAACGGAACCTGCTATACAAAAGAGCATCAGGGGTTTCTTCCTGCACTCATGGAGAAGTTGTACAAAGAACGAAAGATGTACAAGAAGAAGATGATTGAGTGTCAGAAGGAACGACAGAAGATTATGAAGTCCAACACGGTAGCGATGGGTAAAGGTGCCGCGTGTAAAAGACTCGATAAAGAGATTGCGAAATACAACAACTTCCAGTTGGTTCGTAAGATTCAATTGAATAGTGCTTATGGTGCGATTGGTAATGAATGGTTTCGTTACTTCAATGTTGACATGGCGGAAGCAATCACCCTGTCTGGACAGTTGAGCATTCGTTGGATTGCAGACAAACTAAATGAATTCCTAAATAAAACAGTCGGTACGGAGGACTACGATTATGTTACAGCAAGTGATACAGATTCTGTCTATCTTCGCCTTGGGTTACTTGTGGACAAAGTATGTGGGGACGCCTCCAAATCGAAGGTGGTTGAATTCCTCGACAAAGCGTCGAAAGAAATAATTCTTCCTTTCATCAAGAAGCAGTACGATGAACTCGCTTGCAAGATGAATGCATACGAGAACAAGATGGTGATGGACAGGGAGTGTATTGCAGACAAGGCAGTATGGACTGCAAAGAAACGATACATGATGAGTGTCCATGATTCGGAAGGTATTCGTTACGATGAACCTAAGTTGAAAATCATGGGTATCGAGACGACTCGTTCATCAACGCCTCAGGTTGTTCGTGATGCACTGAAAGAAGCAATCGATTTGATTTTGACTACAGACGAAGAGACTGTAATTCAATTCATCGATGACTTCCGAAACAAGTTCAATGCATTCGACCCAGAGGACATTGCGTTTCCCCGTGGTGTGAATGGTATGGACAAATACAGAGATAGAAATTCAATCTACAAGAAGTCAACACCGATTGCAGTCAAAGGTAGTTTGATTTACAATTACTACCTTGACGATTTGAATCTTGGTAAGAAGTATCGAAAGATTATTGACGGAGATAAGATTAAGTTCCTACATCTGCGAAAACCAAATCCTCTTGGTGGTGTTGCGGGACAGGACCAGGTTGTTGCGTTTCCCAATAGTCTTCCGAAAGAATTCGGGTTGCTTGAGTTTATTGATTATGATACTCAGTTCGAGAAGTCATTCCTCGAACCCATCAAGAACATTCTTGAGAAGATTGGTTGGAATCATGAACATGTCGCAACATTGGAGAGTTTCTTTGGATAGACTAAACAAACATGATTGCGAGATGCAACTATGTAACTTCTCAGATATACGACATATCTTTGAAGACTTTCATTA